CGCGATGAAGTTCTGGCTGTTGTCAGAACAGAGCGGGCGACGGAAAAGAGAGAGGCAGAGTTTTGGGATTCTATTTACGAAAAGAATCCAGAGTTGAAGGGCGAAGACTTCATCGTTAAGGGAGTAGTTGCCGAGAACATGGCCAGTCTACGGGGCCTTCCCAAGGATAGGGTTATTGACCTAATTGCAGAGAAGTCGATGGATCGCATCTTGACCATCGCACAGCGACATGGGGCGCCGACTCCTAGCAAGGACGACGTTAGGCTGACCGGCGCTCGGCCACGATCTCAGGCTAAGACCCCTGAGCAGAAGGAAGAAGATAACGCCTCTACTTCTCTCGGCGATGCTATCCGAAAGAAGAGAGCAGGAACCCTTAGATCTGTAGCAAGTTAGGAGTATCTAGATGGCCAGCTTTCAGTGGCAATTCGACGCTCCTTCAGGGGTCTATAAGCAACATGCGCTCAGCAAGCGGCTGTACGAGGCCGCAGTTGAGACGTCTGTCCTTCTTCCTCATGTCCAGCCTGTCGATGGCTACGGCAAGGGGATGGGCGAGAACGTCACTTTGACGCGAGTCAAGACGATCACTGAGCCCACGTCGGCGAACCTGACGGAAGGTACGCGTATCCCTGAGGACACCTACGCGATCAACACCACGAGCATCACAGTGGTTGAGATCGGCCGTGCCGTTCCCTTTACCTCATTCGCCAAGGATCTGTCGTTCTTCGATGTGGAGGCTTCGATTCAGGGTCGTTTGCGGGATCAGATGCAGCTCACCCTCGACACGAAGGTGGCGACTGCGTTTAAGACCGCAAAGGTGAAGTATGGCCCGACTGGGCTGGCGGCGGGAACCTTCGATACCGACGGAACGATGTCTACCACGGCGACGGAAAACTTGAACGTTTTCCACGTTGAGGAGATTCGCGATTATCTCTTCGATACTCTCCACTGTCCCAAGCTGGGCGGAGGGGATTACCTAGGTATCTTCCGTGACCTCGGCTTGAGGGGTATCAAGCGGGACCCAACTTGGGATGAGTGGCACAAGTACACCGATCCCCAAGCTAAGTTCAATAACGAGATTGGGCGAATCGAGGAAGTGAGATTCATCACCACGAACCACGCGAATGCTTTTGCCAAGAAAGGTACGGGCTCGGTTCTGGGTGAAGGAGTCATCTTCGGTGCCGACGGCGTAGCGATGGCGGAGGTCCTCTCCCCCGAGCTTCGCGCTCAGCTCAACCATGGTCAGGACTTCGGTAGGTCTCACGCTGTGGCATGGTACGGAATCCTGGAGTTCGGACTTATCTGGGATACGGCCAATGCCGGTGAGGCCCGTGTCGTCCACGTGACCTCGGCATAAAGGAGTATTGAGATGAGTCTCTTTGGCATCCGCGAAATCGTTATGCCTCAGTGTGGGACTACTGGCAATCTACCAACATCTGCTTCAATCGCACATGGCGTTCAAATGTCAGTGACTGGAATTCAGACTAGGTGGGCTCCTGGTATGTTGTCCTATGCTATTAGGGGTGCAGCTATTAAGCTGTCTGTTACGTCCAATAGTGATGCTGTAATCGTCGGCTTTAATGCTGACATTACAACTCAAGGCACCCCAACCCGTATGTTCACCATTGCTGTTCCTACTACGAACGGTGGGCATTCGATCTACTATAATGCAACCTATAATATCCTCGTTAAGCCAGGAATGACAGTCGAGGGTAGTGTAACGGCTGCAGCGACCGCAGGTATCTACGGTGTAGTTAGCCTCTTGGTTGAGCCTACCTGGGACCAGCCGAGCAACGTAACAACTATGACGAAGACGACCTAGTCTGTAACCAACCTCTCTGAGGCATACTAGCCCCTGGGATGGGACCCCCTACTTAAGGGGGGTCCCGGAGGGTGAACAGAGAGGTCAAGGAGGATTGCTAAATGGCAGCTATTACTGCAACTCATTGGACTGAAACCGTCCAAGATAAGATGATCGTCGGTCGCCAGAAGAGGAACCGTGTCAAACTCGTTCTGGACGTAACCGGCGCAGGGACCTACCCCTCCTCAGGTGGTATTCCCCTACCGACTACGTTGGGTATGTCCAGGAATGTGGACTATGTAATAGTTACGCAGTACCCAATGCCTACTACTGTCGCCGCAGGGCCTGTGAATAACTATGTTTGGAATTATGACCAAGAGAATCACTCCATTCATGGCTATCATACGGCAGTATCCGATGCGGTGCCAGCAACCGGTCTTGTTGAACTCCCAACAACTTGGGAACCCTCAAGTGGCTTTGGGACAGCAGCCCCAGTGATGTACGTAGAAGCAGTTGGGTGGTAATACTAAGGGGGCTTCGGCCCCCCTTTTTCCAATAAAATAACGGAGAATGACTATGCCAGCGAAGAAGAAGTCTCAAGACATATCCAACCCCGAAGGTTTGAACGTCCAGCCCCTTCTTGACAGGCCGGAGAAGATTGCCATCGTGGCGATGGGTCTTTCCAGCCCCTCCTTCGTTGGGGATATGATGATGTCTAAGCTCGGGCCTGATCCGTTCGATGAGGTCTGGACCTTGAACCGCGGCATGAAGGGGTTTATTCATGATAAAGTGTTCTGCATGGATGATCTCAAGTGGCTGGAGAAGAAGAGGACCGATTACGCCGGGTGGCTTAGAAACCACAACAAGCCCATCATCACCAGTTTCGCCTATTCAGATTATCCTATGTCCGTCCCATACCCGTTACATCAGGTAGGCGACTTCCTGCAGGATGACATCTTCACGGCGAACAGCGTAGCCTATATGGTTGCGTATGCGATGTATATCGGCGTGCAAGATATGGTGATCTACGGAGCTGACTTCTGCTACCCCAACGGGAACTTTGCGGAGAAAGGTGGGCAAGCAGTTGCCTATCTGCTAGGTCGATGCAAAGAGAGGGGCATCAGGTTCCGGCTTCCCCCGACAAGTACTATGCTCTACGCCAACGAAGTTAATGTGGGCCAGGAGGGCTTGGGCAAGCGCACCTTCTATGGCTACCACAGAAGGGACGAGCTATTAGCTGAGGAGGCGAAGGAGAAGGCGTATAAGGACACTAGGAAGGATACCATGAAGGCCATGCAAAAGATGGCAGCTGAGTGGGACACAAGGAGTGATATCAATGGCTGAGTTTTCCCTTACAGAGGTGCAGGTTTTTCGTCGAGATGACGAAACTGGCCAGGTTGCAATGGTCAAGAAAAACCCGTATACTAGGTTTGTTGCATCAGGACAGGCGCCTGTACTCTGTCAAGACGGCGGTATGTTCTACGATAATGGCTCCAGGGTTCCAAAGGCCCCAGAGCATATCGTCGAAGGTCTTAGAAACATGACGGATGCTGGGAGGGCGAACATCGGTTTCTCCAAAATCCCTAGAGTGGGGGAGAACCTGCTTAAGAGTGTTGAAACAGCAGATGATTCTCCCGTGGTAGTGGAGATGGAGGAATGAGATGGCGGTTACACAAACTGTTTGGGGCGGCGGAGTTTGGATAGCCCCTGGCGTTCATAGGAAGAAGTGGACTTGGGGAGCGACTTCAGTGTCTGGCTACTCAGACATGCTCTCCGCAGCCCAACTTCCACATAAAACCGTAGTTATTAGTGGACCTACTGGAGGGACGACCAACGTCAGGGTAGAGGGTGCACAGTTCCCTTCAGGGCCGTGGATCACTCTTACGAGTGCAACAGGTGCTGCGCTTTCGCTCAACAGTGCGATTGCCGGCGCCATGTATGTTCTCCATGAAAATCCTGCGTTTATTCGGGGAAGGGCTAGCACGGTAACGACAAGTGCGTCGGGACGCCCTGACATCGAGATTACTTCAACCCGCTGGATGTAGGAGGGATAGATGTCATACAAGCAACTTCCTGCTAATGCAGCCGAACGAGGCGCTGCTCTCCAAGCTCCTATTTGGGATTGGACTAACGGGATTAAGCTGACAGCAGGGGCTACGCAAGTTGTCTCTACTGCCATCTCCAGCAACTGTATTCTACTGGTCTGCAGTAACAACTGCTTCATCAAGGTTGCCGCGGCGCCTGTTGCTGCCGATGCAGCTGATTCGTTCCGACTCCCTGCGGATACCATCCTAGCTATTGGGTTTGTAGAAGGAGAGAAGGTTTCCGTCATCCAGGCGACTGGAGAGGGAAGCCTGTATATCCTCCCGAGGCTGTAATGCTGATAATGCCAGGCAAGGCGATGGGCTCGGTCGGGGTTAGGCCTCGTCCTGTGGGTAGTGAGCCAGATATTTCCGTCACGGATAATCTGCACTCCTGGTGGAGATCGGATAAGGGAATTACACTGAACGGTGCGGACGTCAGTAACTGGGCTGATGAGCAAGGCAACGGCGATCTGGTTCAAGCGACAGCCCAGGATCAACCTCTTCTTGTTGCCTCCCAAATCAACGGCCACGATGTTCTAAGGTTCGATGGCACGGACCATCATATGGTCGCGACCTTTACTAGCATAGATCAGCCTTTTACCGTCTGGATGCTGATTAAGGCCCTAGCACATACGGTCGGCCGCGTGCTTTGGTTCGGCAGGGTTTCGACCTCTGCACTAGTCGAGCAGAACTTCACCTCGCCTATAATGGCGATGAGCGCGGGCGGTGGAGCTGCCAACCAAATTAGTCCTACTATCGACGTTGCCCATCTTGTTCAAACCCACTTCAGCAACGTGGATGCAAGCTCGTATCAGGAGACAGATAATGACGGGCACCAAACCGGCGGCGCGGGCACGTTCCGGAACCTGAACTCCGGCTTTACGTTGTGTTCCTCGGCCGCGGGAGCTTCTACGATCAATTGTGAGGTAGCAGAGGTTGCTATCTATACAACTAAGCCGTCGGCCGACGAAGAAGCGTCGTTGAAAGCCTACTTCAGCGCCCGCTACGCGTTAGGGTTTTAGGAGTCTCCTATGGCTAACTACACCTTCTCCCAAGACCTGGTTAATGACATCCTCTTCAAGTGTGGCGAGCCCGTAGACGGGACGTCTGACTTCGACTCGCAAGCGCTCGAGTATCTGAATGATGCCTACCAGGGCGTTTGGACCGGCGGAAGAGAGCTCGACCCCAACATCAACGAGAATTGGTGGTGGCTCAGGAAGGACGATCAAGGTGTGCTGACCCTCGACCCTGTGAGGGATGCGGGAACAGTTGCCTTCACCAACGGCAGCAATTCGATCACATTCAGCTCGGCGCCCAGCTTCTCTGTTTCGGGGTGGCACATCAAGGCTGACGAGCACGCAGATGTGTTT